AAAGAGAATCTAAACGATGAGGCTATGGCTGAACGGCTCGGAAAAAAATGCACAAAACAGGAAGATCCAGAAACATTGGGGACGCCCGTAACAGGTATGGACAGACAGCCCGGCACATATCGTTATGATATTAATAAACAAGATTTTGTGCCAAACACTACAGAAAAGGAGGAATAAATAATGAGCCTTGAAGAAAAACAATTAATTCTGGCTAAGGTAGAGACAGCATATGGAAGTGACCCAACACCTACTGTGTCTGCAAACGCTCTTCTTGTTGGAAAAGTCAACATCGAAATCGTTGATGCAAGCAGGGAAAGAAAAGTTATGCTGCCATATTTTGGCTCGCTTCAGAAAGTGCCTCTCGGTGAAGGTGTAAAAATATCATTCCCTGTAGAAGTCAGAGGCTCTGGCACGGCAACAACACCGCCGAGAATAGCTGCGTTGCTTCGTGCAGCCAACCTCACAGAATCAATCGGTGGCTCATACGTTGATTATGACCCCAACAGCTCAACAGATGGTGAATCCTGCACAATATATTTCTACCAGGACGGCATACTCTGGAAGGTGCTCGGATGCATGGCGGAAAGCATCAAGCTATCCGCAAAAGCGAATGAAATTGCAACCCTTGAATTTTCATTATTGGGACTATGGGGAGGAAAGGCAAGCATAACAGATGTGTCGTTCCCATCCCCGACATATGAGGCCACAAGCGTTAAACCGCCGATATTCAACAGTGCGACATTCACGGTGCATTCATACGCAGGGATAATAAGCAATTTTGAGGTAACAATCAAAAATAAAATTGCAAAAAGATTATCTGCAAACTCGACCAACGGCATACTGCGCTATAGCATTGTAGGGCGTGACGTTGAGGGAAGCGTAGACCCTGAACTTGTTGCGCTTTCAAGTTTCAACCCCTTTGACCTCTGGGAGGATGGAGATGCAGGGACAATAACAGCAACCATCGGGTCATCCGCCGGCAATCAGTATGTAATCACATTAAGCAACACGGTGATCGCTCCTCCAAAATTAGGCGGCAGGGAGGGTATGGCAACATATGCCCTTTCATTTACGGCACACCCGACACTGTCAGCCGGAAACGGAGAGATAAAGATAAGACATAGCTAAACATTTTACATTTAACCAAAAAAAGGAGGTTTTATGAGGGATTTAGACGCATCGGCAGTAAACAAAATAGTAATAAACGATGCCAGATCGGGGACAGAAATAGAGCTGTATTACAGAAATCCCACAACGCAGGAAGAAGTGGAATATCAGACTAAATTGTATAAAAGAAAAAGCAACAAGTTGATTATGAATCCGAAGATTAAACTTGATTTGGGGCTTGCCATATTAACAGGATTTCGAGAAGGCGATTTTGGTGTCAAGGGAAAGCCTATCTCATCGGATCCTGAAAGCCCGAATTATTATGAAGATTGGAAGGGTCTTCTTGCAAGAACAGCATCAGATATTATATCCACTTTTGCAACTGTTGTTTTTGAGGGCGCTCGTGTGGCGTCAGATACAGACGTGGAGATTGAGACAGTAGTTGAGGAGGATATCCCCCCTTTGGTGAGGAGCTAAGGAGGCTCTCAGCAAGATGCACACCAGAGAAAAAGAAAAAGTGTGTGGAATCCTCCGGGGAGCTTCTTGCCATAAAGTGTGCGGAGTGCGATGGTGCCAAACCGTATGAACCGAGTGAATGGTTTACTCACGTATGGTTTTTGTGGAGACTTAAAAAGGCAGGGTATCCGTTTGCTGCAAACGATTTATCGCTTCAGGAATGGCTTGATATAGGTATTCTGGAGGATGAAATGGAGAAAATCGCTATATCTTACGAAAGATTATTACGGAGATGATTATGCACAGGATACCGAAAAACCATTCAGATGCTATAATAAGCCCTAATCCTCCGATCATAAAAGCAAACACAATCAAGCCTGATATTAAGGCGGTTATCATAATAAGGAGTATAGCACAGATATGAATGCTGTCAATTTAGTAATAACAGCGGATGGGCAGGGTGCGATACAGGTTTTGCAGAAGACGGAAAACGCAATGAAAACCCTCAAATCATCCGCCGAACAACTGACATCTGCGCTGCCCTCACTTAACGGCACATTCAGGAGCCTTATTGGAAGCCTTTCAACACTTTATGCCTCATTCAAGGCATTTGAAACATTAAAGGAATCAGCAACGCTTGCCGCCCGTGTTGAAACCCTGGGGATTGTAATGCAGACTGTGGGAAAAAATGCCGGCTACAGCAAGGCCGAAGTGGAGGCATATTCGGAAGGCGTGCGTAAAATGGGTATTACAACCCAGGAGGCAAATCAGACGGTTATCCGCATGATGCAGGCGCACCTTGATCTGACAAAATCTCAGGAGCTTGCCAGGGTCGCCCAGGATGCGGCTGTTATCGGCAATATCAATTCCTCTGAGGCATTGCAACGCCTGATGCATGGGATTACAACTCTACAGCCTGAAATATTGCGCACCATGGGGATTACGGTTGAATTCGAATCGGCGTATAGGCAGTTTGCGTCTTCGGTGGGCAGAACAGCAGAGTCTTTATCCTCTCAGGAAAAGCAGCAGATTGCCTTGAATCTTGTCCTTGAACGGGGAAAAGACATTGCCGGATCGTATGAAGCAGCTATGGGGACGGTAGGAAAACTCATGACATCCATGCCGAGATTCATCGAGGAAGTGAAGCTTAAATTCGGCGAACTATTTCAGCCTGCGCTGGGCATTATAATTGAAGGTTTTGTCGATAAGCTCAAATCGTGGGAACGAACACTCGCTGAATTAAAGGCATCAGGAGATCTCGCCCGGTGGGCTGACAATATCAAGACAGGCTTCGCCGTAGCTGTCGGATCAATTGAGAATCTCTGGAAAGCGGCAAAAACGTGTATATCAATAGTAAGCGATCTGAAAGAGATACTTATTGCGGCATCGGCGGCGCTTGGAACTTACTATGCCGTGCAGATGCTTACCGCTGCCGCCCAGACCGGGAAACTAACGACTCAAATAAAAGAACTCATAACAGTCATCGAAATACTTGCGTATCGATCACTGACCGCCCTTGCAACGCCGGCAGGCATAGTTGCAGCCGCTCTCGGTGCGCTGACGTATGTTACCATCAACCATTATCAGGAGCAAAGAGCAGCGGAATTGGAGATGGAGAATTTCAAAAAATCTTTATCATCATTGTCGGCTGATGCAAATACTCAGGCGTTGATTGATCAGCTTGAAATTACTGCACTGGAGATCGAGGCAGTCGGCGGGGCATCGGATGCGACCCGGCAGAAGATACATATGTTGAAACAGGTTATGTCCGGCGGGTCGGAAGGATCGCAGAAAGATTGGTGGAAAGGAATCGTCAACTATATGGATATTGGGGGCGGCAAGGCAACCCCTGCGCCGACACAGGACTTAAAGAAAACGCAGGACGTAAATAAGAAGATTCATGAAGAGATAGCTAAGCTCACCATGACTGAGATTGAACATATTCATCACCGCGCGGCTGAATTTGCAAAAGAGGGCGCAGACAAGGCGAAGATTACCGCCTGGACTACGGCTCAGCTCGCTAAATACTGGTCAGAATACGACGAAAAATCGCAGGAACGCATTAAAAAGGCATATGAGGAAGAACAAAAACTGGCGGACAAGATCGTTTTGCTCAATATGCAGACAAAAAATAAATTGTTTGAACTGGAAGCGGCGCATCAGGCAAAGCAACTTGAATGGAGCGCGAAAGCAGGTCTGATAAACGAAGAAACCCTCGCCCGCAAAAAGAATGAACTACAGGTCAAGGCATTGCAGAATAAACAGGCAGAGACAACCTTAGCCCTGGAACAGCTCGGTTATGCTGAAGACATGTTGTATCCGACCGAACGGATGCTGGAACTTCTGAAAGAGAGGGAGATTACCGGACGACAAATTTTATATACGGAAGAAACATTAGCCTTTGAAATATTTGATATACACATTGCAAAGCAAAAGGAACTCAACGATCTGCTTAAAACCCAATCAGACTACCGAAAAAAAGGCTATGACGACATATGGACGCAGATGATGGATATGGCAAATCAGGTGGGCGGCGAGGCAGGCCAGGGACTCGGTAAGCTTGGATCATCAATAAAGGGGATAGCCGATATCGGGATGGGAAACGACCCGGCATCACAACGTTATCAGGCAGCTCTCAATGAATGGAACGCCATAAAGGCGTTGAGTGAACAGGGATATATCGATGAATTTACCCAGTTACAGACTTACAACCAGATGAAACTGGCAGAAGAGCAGATGTACACCCAGCAAAGACTCGCTATAACAAGCAACTCCTTCGGGGCTATGGCCGGAATGGCGCAGGCATTTTATGCATTATCCGGCAATCAAAGCAAGGCCGCTTTTAATGCGTATAAGGCGTTTGCCATTGCGCAGACAACAATAGACACAT